GATGTACTGCTGCTGACAGCCATCGACAACAACCTGGTTGAAGCGGTTCAGCTGCTGGGCGATCAGGCTGGCAGAACACTGGATACGATCACAAGAGACGTTATCAATGGTGGTACTAACGTACTGTATGCTCCTAACGGCACAGATGCAGTTACTTCCAGAGCTGACATCGAAGCAACATCCCTGCTGACAACACAGCTGGTAATGAAAGCGGCTGCGATCCTGAAGGGAGCAAACGCATCCACATTCGACAACGACTTCGTTGCGATCATCCATCCTTATGTTGCATACGACCTGATGCAGGATGAAGGCTGGAAAGACTGGCACAAATACACAAACCCTGAAAACGCATACGAAGGCGAACTGGGTAAGATCGGCAGAGTAAGATTCGTGGAATCTACAGAAGCAAAGATCTGGGCCAACGAAGACAGCGGCGTTTCCGTATTCTCCACACTGGTGATCGGTAAAAACGCATACGGCGTAACAGAAGTTGAAGGCGGCGGTCTGGAAACAATCGTAAAACAGAAAGGCTCTGCAGGCACAGCCGATCCACTGGATCAGAGAGCATCCGCAGGCTGGAAAGCAATCAAGACAGCAGAAATCCTGTCTGAAGAATTCATGGTAAGAATCGAATCTTCTTCCAGCTTCTCTACAGCTGCGGCTAACTGATACATACTGATATCAGAAGGAATCACTGCAGGCCATGAGCGAAACTAAGGAGGTTATCCGAGAATGGCAGAAAAAGACAATATGACAAAAGCAGAACTGCAGGCGATGATCGATGAAATGAAAACGATCAACGAGGAATACAAAAAAGAAACAGAAGAGCTTCGCAAGGAGATCGAAAATCTGAAAGACAACCAGACAGTGGCCCAGAAGGATATGTCCAACGGCATGAAACAGGCACTGCTGGAAAGAAACTTTCAGAAAGCGATGCTGGAAGCGAAGAAAGACACAGTGAAGATCACACTGCCTCTGCTGCCCGGCAGAGATGACGAGGAAGAAGCAGTATGCGGAGTAAACGGCGTTCTGTGGAAAGTCAGAAGAGGCGAAGAAGTGGAAGTTCCCAGATGTGTTGCGGAAGTATTCCAGAACGCAGACAAGCAGAAACTGGAAGCCATGAAGCGCAGAAAGGGCCTGCAGAGAAAAGTTGAAAAGAATAAATGAAACTGAAGAGGGTGGAGGGAAACTTCCGCCCTTTCTTTTTAGGGGGTGAAAAGGGATGATTTCTGTAATTGGCAAACAGCTGATCTTCCCGAATGAGGAACAGAGATTTGTGATGGGTGACGGCGAGACAACAAGCCGCACATTCGTCATTAACAGATATGAGGCAGACAGGATCGATCTGTCTCCCCTGATCTTCCGCCTGGATGTGAGGTACAAAGGCGGCCAGAAGGATACGCTGCTGCTGACAAAGGTTGTAGAAGATATGCTGCTGAAGCTGCACTGGAGTGTGAAAGCCAGCGATCTGAAGGAGAATGGAACAGTATTTGTGGCACTGAGATCCTTTGATACGGATGGTGTGCTGAAATGGACCAGTGATGAAACCCCGATCTTCGTAAACAACATTATCGATACACCTTCTGACTGGGAAGGCGACCTGACGGAGCTGGAGCAGATGGAAGGATTGATCAGCGGTGCTGTAGAGAATGCGGAAAGGGCGGTACATAATGCGGAGCTGGCGGTTGAGAAGGCTGTGGAGACCGTAGAAGGTGTGGAAGAAGCGAAGGAAGCGGCGGAAGCGGCGGCAAGTGCGGCACTGGCGGCGGCGGAAGTGGCTCTGAAAGCGGAAGGCCCACAGGGTGAAACAGGCCCGAAAGGCGATAAAGGCGACAAGGGGGATAAAGGTGACACCGGCGATCCTTTCACATATGATCAGTTCACCGCAGAACAGCTGGAAGCACTGAGAGGCCCCGAAGGAAAGCAGGGGGCAACAGGCCCCAAAGGTGATAAAGGCGATAAGGGGGAGAAAGGTGACACCGGATCTATCGGCCCGCAGGGCATCCAGGGCGAGAAAGGCCCTCAGGGTGAGAAAGGTGAGAAAGGTGATACTGGCGAACAAGGCCCTAAAGGTGATACTGGTGAAACCGGCCCTGAAGGCCCTAAAGGTGATAAAGGTGATACTGGTGAAACCGGCCCCGAAGGCCCTAAAGGTGATCCCGGCAAAGGGCTGAATGTAAAGAGAAACTTCGCCACAGAGGCACTGCTGAGACAGACGATTACAACTGCGGAGGGCGGCGACACCTACAGCGTGGGGACGGAGGCTCCTTATGATATCTATATCTACGATGAGGCGGAAAAGGACTGGGTAAACCATGGGCCTCTGCAGGGTGCTGATGGTGAGAAGGGCGACAAAGGCGATAAAGGTGATCCTTTTACCTATGACGACTTCACGGCAGAACAGCTGGCGGCTCTAAAAGGCGATAAAGGCGACAAAGGCGACACTGGTCCCCAGGGCGAAGTAGGCCCCACAGGCCCCCAGGGGGTTCAGGGTGAGGTTGGCCCCACAGGCCCGGCTGGTGAGCAGGGAGAAACAGGCCCCCAAGGCCCCGAAGGCCCCCAGGGCCCCCAGGGTATCCAGGGCGAGAGAGGCCCTGCCGGTGCGGATGGTGCTGCAGGGAAGGACGGCGTCAGCGTTACCCACGAATGGGACGGCACAACACTGAAGGTGACCAGTGCCAGCGGCACAACGAGTGCGGATCTGAAAGGCGAGAAGGGTGACAAAGGTGATAAAGGCGACACCGGAGTTGGCGAAAAAGGCGATAAAGGCGACAAAGGGGACGCTTTCACCTATGCGGATTTTACTGCGGAACAGCTGGCGGCACTGAAGGGTGAGAAAGGTGACAAAGGCGATACCGGCGAAACCGGGCCACAGGGTACACCTACCACAGTGAACGGCAAAAGCGGCACAGAAATCACCCTGACGGCAAGTGATGTGGGAGCAGCTGCGGAAAGTCATACACAGGCGGCAAGCACAGTGAGTGCGGGGACATTCGCCGGTCAGGTGGTGGCGAACAGCGGCGGTCAGGCGGCAGGCACAAGCCTTTTGCGGAACAGCAAACTGGTGACTACAGACACAGATCCTACGGTCGAAGGTGAGATCGTATGGCTGTTGAAATGAGGTGGGCGAGATGGCACACAATACATTAAACGGCGGTGCGGTAACAGAGATCGGCGGCGGCAAGGCGATGTTCAGCGGCACTGTGTATGAAGTGGACAGCGGCAAGGCGTTGAGTGGGGGTACTGTGTATCCGATCAGTTTTGATGATGGGGTTTGCACAGTAAATATAGATCTAAACCTGGAACATACAACAAGCGGTGATGGCGGACAGAGATACTTTAATAATTTTAGTATTTCTGTTTGGGATGCCGATGGCAATATTATCAATGGGTATGGTTATTATGTTACAGAAGGTAACAATCATACTACACATTATCCAGAGGTTCTGGTTGCATCTACAGTCGAAGGCCCTGTAAAAGTAGGTACTAGCTTTGATGTCCCGAAAGGAAGTAAATTGGAGTTTTTCCTGTTAGGGAATACGAAAATGAACTCTATTACGCATATTTATATGAACGGTGTGCTTTTGATGGACACATTTAATGCGTCTACCAGTCCCGGGACTACTGTTGAAGTATGCGAAATTATAGGGGATGTAACGATTAAATATGATGGTGCAGAGTGTGACCAAATGGCATCTCTTGGTGATAACTATTATGGTCAGCATATCAGAATTACGATGGAGGGATGAGGAATGAAAAAGTTTAATTTGCCGTTGAAAGCTGGCGGACAGTTTATCGAAAACTTCACAAAAAGTCCCTTCTCCTGTGAGATCAATGTGATTCCGACAAAAGGCAGAATTACTATTAGTCCTGGAAAGGATACGATGGATGATGCCAAGCCTTATTTTGATTCGGAATTGTACGATGTAATTCCTACATATCATCAGGGCGGCACGCTTGTTTGGTCTGATGATCAGGTGATTTATGCAGTGTTTGATAATAAGCCGATTTTGTTTGTTGGTGAGAAAATAGTTGCTTTTCTCAAAGAAAGAGGCATTAAAGCATGGATGGATGGAAATGACATTCTTTGCGACTGGCATAAAGTTGGAGCTGAGATGATCACTCCTATGGGGGATTCCGGGTATTCTTTCTATGGTTTTTATTTAAGCATTAGTGTAGATGCGGATTTGATCAATGCGGTCAGTTCCAAGCCTATGAGAAAACCGCCAAGGGGGCTTTCTCATTATGGAATTACAAGGCAGGATATTTTGAATCTGCTCGGACTGTCTGATGAATAGAAATGGAGGGGGAAATATGGAAACAAATATCACAATCAATGTTGATGGGGTGGATTATTCGGCAATTTCCATCAATGGACGAATTTCTGATTCCAACTGGAACCATCGTGAAAGCAAATATATCAAGCTGAAGATGGAAGCGATGGATGCTGTAAACATCTTCAGAGATGGTATCAGCTGGTCTATCATTGAGAAGGTAGAGGCAGAAAGAGTGCTTCTGGACGAAAATGGAAACATTGTTTATGACGAAAATGGTGGCGTAGTGCTGGAACATATCGAAGATGTTCGCAGAGAGTATGACAACAGCGACTTCTGCGTGCTGGGCGATATCGTGATCCATCCTGACGGCACTTGCACCGTAGCCATGGGCAAGGAAACTGCAGAGGAAAAGCTGATCACGATGATGTATGGAGGTGTTGAGTAATGTTTAACGCATTTAAGAACCTTTATATCAGAGGAAAAGTCAAAAAAGCTGGACTTTCTCAGGCTGTGCAGGACAAGCTGATCACAGCGGCAGACTATCAGAAAATCACAGGCGAAGTATATGAGGGGTGATCCAGGATGAAGGTTAGAGAGATTTTAGCGTTTATCATGCAGATCCGGCCCCATGCCTACACAGATGCGGAGATGATCGCACTGCTTAACACCATCGAAGGGAGAGTATACACGGACATTCTGCAGAAGGCGGAGGGGTTTGAGGGAACCTTTGAACCCTTCAGCGAAGGACAGGTAGAAAGGGAACTGGTAGTACCGGTTCCCTTCACAGACCTGTATACCTATTACCTGGCAAGCCAGATCGACTGGATGAACGGCGACAGCGGCAGATACAATGACAGCATGGTTTTATACAACAAGGCGTGGGACGATTATGCGGCATATTACCGGGCGAACCACAAGCCCAAGCAGACGAATCTGCGTGGGATGATCCCTCATAGGGGGTGGTAAGG